AGAGTATCAAGAAAATCTACGACGCCATGAAAGAACACAAGGCTGCTGGCAAAACCGCTTCGCAGGCCGTGTGCGACGTCATCGAGTCGGAAGAGTTCAAGAGTGCCATGAAGGACGTCGTGGAAGGCAAACGCGCCTCCGCGATCATGGAAGTCAAACTCGACACCTCCAACATGAGCGGTTCCATCCTCCGCACCATCGGGGACACCGAAATCAACGCCGACGCCCAGCAGCGTCTTGTGTTCCTCGGCGTCATCCGTCGGAAGGACGTTCCGCAGGACAAGAGCAAGGTTCTGTGGATCGAGGGCTCGTTCACGGACAACACCAACTACGTTGGCGAAGGTTCCGCAGTCGGTTCCGCTGACGGCGCAGCCGCTGAGGAAAAGACCCGTGGCCTCGCCAAGATCGCGGCCAAACTGCCGTTCACTCGTGAAATGTCCACCGACCTCAGTTACTTCCTGAATTGGGCACGTACTGAGGCTATCAAGGCCATTCAGAACAAGGTTGACACCCTGATCCTGAGCGGCGACGGTGCTGACACCAATAGCACCACGCAGAAGCACATCTACGGCATCATCGGTCAGGGCAGCACCGCGTTCAGCGCATCTACCGCTGGCCTCGCCGGAGCCTTCGTGAACCCGGACCTCATCAACCTCATCGACGCCATCGACGCGCAGGTCGAGAAGGCCACCAACGGTGCGTTCTACGCCGACACCATCTACATGAACCCTTCGGACTTCGCCAAGTACAAGAACATCCGCACCTCCACGGGCGCATTGGTGTTCGAGGTCAACGGCGGCATCTACACGTTCATGGGCAAACGGGTGGTCCGTACATCCAAACTGTCCGCAGGTCAGATGCTGGTCGCTGACTCGTCTGTGTTCGACCTCTACGAAAAACTCGGCTTCGAGGTGGAGATCGAGCGTGTCGCAGGAACCGACTCCTACGTCATGTACCTGCGTTGGCGTGGCCAGCTGGTGGTCCCGTCCAACCGCAAGAAAGCCGTCATCTACGTTTCGAGCATCACGTCTGCCCTCGCAGCTATCACGGCTGGCAGCGGCAGCGGCTCCGGCAGCGGTCAGTAATGGCGCAGCGCAAGAAAGCAGAGGAAAAGGCAGTCGTACCGCAGCGTGAAAACAAAGCGGTACGGCCTGCTGCCTCCAACAAGACCGCACCCGGCTATGCCCGCGTCCGCGTCATCAAGGCCCACGACGGCCTTTGTGTCGGCGAGATTCTGAGCAGGCCGGAGAGGGTCGCAAAAGAACTCATCAACCTCGGATATTGGGAACGGGTATGATTACCTACACGAGCATCGGAACCAACACGGCCATAACCCTCGCGGACTTCAAGAAGTACGCGAACATCGTGGGCACGGCTAAGGACACGGAGTTGGAAAACGTATTGAAGCAGGCGGTCCTCCGCGTGCAGGAATACGCGGACCGCGCCCTGCTGCCCTGCACCATTGTCATAGAGGGGGAAGGGGGAGCCTTACAACTATGGCAGCCCATCATCTCCGGCGTCACGTCGGTAGTGAATATCGAAACGGGCGAGGACGTGGTGGCCGACTGCCTCGTGTCGGGCAATCGCCTCGAACTTCCCTACGCAGGGCGGTGGCGCGTGACCTACACGACCCTCCCCAACGCGGGGGACGTGGCCCGACTGCTGGGCTACGTTTGGGAAATGGCCGCCGCCCTTTGGGACGGTAACACCGACGAGGAACAGAAAGTTTACAAGCGCATCCCTGCGGATTATGTTGTTCAATAACACGCATAACATCGCACCGCGTTCCTACCGCGAAACCGTGACGCTCAGGCGGCTCGTCAGCCGCACGGACGAATACGGTATGCAGTCGTTCCTTCCGGCCCCTTCTTCGGGGTCGGGGAGCGGCAGCGGTAGTGGAAGCGGCTCAGGCTCCGGCGATCCAGACCTTGTGGCCGTGGTTCCCGCCTCCGTCATGATGCTTTCGGCATATGCGAAGGAGAACTACTACCAAACCGCCGAGATCGAGGCTTACGAAGTCCGTATGCGCTACCTGCCGGAGAAGTTCGAGCAGGTCATTTGGAACGGTATCGTCCTTTCGGTGGATAGCCGTGAGGACGTCGGCACGCGTCAGCGCGAACTGCGTGTCATTTGCAGCAGGAGGGCGATAGTATAATGGCTGATGGTCTGTATATCGACGAAGTGAGCATGAAGAACCTTCGTATCAACATGAAGGCTTTTCAGAAGGAAGTGCTGAAGGCGTCCGTCAGGGGCCTTTCGGCTTTCGGTATGCAGATCGTGGCCGAAGCCCAGCGGCTGCTGAAGGCAAACGGCAACGTCGCATCGTCGCACCTGCGGAATAGCGGTCGCACCGTCGTGCAGCCTGACAATACAGTTGACGCGGGTTTCTACATGGGATATGCGGAATACGTGGAGTATGGCCGCAAGTCCGGCAAGATGCCGCCCGTGGAAACCATCTACCAATGGATTCGTCGCAAGCGCATCGTGCCCAGCACCCGCAAGACAAGACTTAAACTTCCCGACGATCACATTGTGAAAAAGCAGACGGCCCTCAGGACGACTCCGCTTGTAAGGAAGGAAAGCAAGCACAAGGGGGACAAGCAATGGTCCCTTGCATGGGCGATAGCCCTTTGGATAAAGGAACACGGCACGAAGGCCCATCCGTTCCTGCATCCGGCCTACGAGAAGTACCGTGGGCAAATCACGGAGTTTATGCAGCGGCGTATCAACGACTGCTGCGAATACTACAAAAAGAAGTAAGACATGGCAGCGAAAACGGCAGCGGCAGCCTTCAGGAAGGCGTTGACCGCGAAACTCGCGGCTCTTGGCTATCCCGTCAGTTCTGACGTGAACGATTGGCCTCGCGTGGAGATTACCGACGTCACGGAGCAGGGCAGCATCGACAAGGGCGATGACGTGCGGGAGATCGGCTTCGTCGTTGAGGCCATTAGCAACAGAGGATATGGCGAGGCAGGGCCTATGATGGAGGCCATCGAAGATGGACTCATCGGCTGCGGCACAATCACGCCTTCCGGGTGGAACGTGTTAGAGGTGTACCGCGAACTCGGCCAAGAGATCAACGAGGTAGGCGATGCCGACCTCATCATTGTACGGCGCAGGACGCAGTTCCGCGCCAACTTAGCACGAAAATAATTAACCCTTAAAACTATACGGCAATGGCAGTAAAAGCAGGAAACAAGCGGCGCGTGTACCTCACGACGGGCACGTCCCAAGAAACCGACACTTGGATCGCTGGCGAGCAGTCCAATAGTGTCAACTATACGAACAACGCACTTGACGCAAGCGACAAGTCCACCGAGTGGGACAAGTTCATCAGCGGCAACAAGTCGTGGACCGCATCGGCCACCTTCAACCTCGACAACTCCGCTTCGCAGCAGCAGAAGGCACTCCTTCAGGCTCTCGTCAACGGCGCAGAGGTCAAGATTTTCATCGGCGAAATCGGCAGCGGAAACGGTCGCGTCGAAGGTATGGCTGGCACGGCCATCATCACGGCCATCAGCGAAACCGCAGAGCGCAACGGCATCATTACCCGCGAGGTCACGTTCACGGGCAGCGGTGCGCCCAGCATGGTCTATCCGGCGTAATCATGTAACACGGTAGAGCATGGTTAATCCTCGACAGACGATTGAGGTGCAGGGGGTGGTGGTCAATTTGCTCATCACCCCCTCGCTTTACAAGCGGTCCCTGACGGACGGCTTGGACCTCACGCTGCACAACCCCGACGATACCGCCGAGGTGTGGGGCATCTACGTAAAGCACGTGTATTTGGCTTACCTCAACGCCATCGACGTGGCGGCATACGACGGCCATCAGAAGCCGAAGAAAATGCTGGAACTTGCCGACTTCGAGGCGTGGGCCGCAGGTGAGGGCAAGACTCGCTTCGGCGAACTCATGCGGCAGATCGTGGAGTTCAAGACGGGCAAGACCCTCGAAGAACTTGCGGCTGAAGGCAAGGGGCAAGACGGTAAAAAAAAAGAGCAGGCAAAGCGGTTTCGCTGGTGGAGGCGTGGGAGCCGCGTCGTGACTTCCTCATAGGATGCTGCGGAAAGACAGAGCGCGAGGCCGAAGTGACGACGTGGGTGGAACTCCGGGCACTCGAAAAGGGCTACACAGACCGCGAACACGCAGAGTGGAATCGGGCAAGGTTCATCGCCCATCTGAACTACCTGACTACCCCGGTCATGGGCAAGGGCGTGACGAAGGAGAAGGATGCGCGTAAGTTCTGCCCGTTCCCGTGGGATCAAATGACGGAAGCAGAACTGCACCCGAAGGTGTACAAGGTAACGAAGGATGACGTGAAGAAGTTGAACAAAATCTTTGAAAACATCAAGAAATGAGCCTTTTAGGTAATATATGGGTAAAACTCGGTTTGAAATCTGATGACTTCAACCGGGGGATGGATAGTGCCGAGCGAAAGGGCAAGTCCTTCGGCGATAGCATGAAGGCCGTGGCCACGAAGGTCATGGCCGCCGTTGCCGCTATCAAGGCCCTTGCAGGAACGGTCAAGATCATCACGAACTTCGAGGCGGCCACGTCCAAACTCGCGTCCGTCCTCGGCAAGACGCGTGACCAAATAACGGGCCTCACGAACTCGGCAATAGAACTTGGTCGCAAGACGCAGTACACGGCCAGCGAGGTCGTGGGCTTGCAGACGGAACTTGCCAAGTTGGGCTTCACGGAAAATCAAATCAAGTCCATGCAGGAGGCGGTGCTGAAGTTCGCCGCCGCCGTGGGCACGGACCTGCCAAGTGCTGCCGCACGCGCTGGTGCTACCATGCGAGGCTTCGGCCTTACCGCAGAACAGACCGCCGACACGTTGGAGGTCATGGCCGTCAGTACGTCGAAGTCCGCTTTGTCGTTCAATTATCTCGACTCGACGCTTGGCAAGTTGGTCCCGGTCACGAAGGCTTACGGCCTCGACGTCCGCGACACTATCACGTTGCTCGGCACGCTGGCCAACGCGGGTATTGACGCATCGAGCGCAGGCACGGCACTCCGGCGTATTTTCGCAGAGTTGGCCAACGCCGATAGCAAACTGAACAAGTCGCTCGGCAAGCAGCCGAAAACGATGGAGGACATCATCGGCGCGTTGAAGCAACTGAAGGCGTCCGGTTTGGGCGCAAAGGAAGCCTTCGACCTTTTGGGCAAGTACGCAGGTCCTGCCTTTGCCGCATTGGTCAACGGTGCTGATGACTGTGAGCAGTTGTACAACGAGTTGCAGAACACCAACGGTGCGCTGAACACCATGTACAACACCATGACGAACAACGTCACGGGCGCGGTCAACCAACTCAAATCGGCATGGGAGGCGTTCATTCTCGGCTTGGAGAATAGCACCGGGCCAATGGCCCGCGTTCTGCGCGGTCTGACGAAAATCGTGAACGAGGCCAACAAGCTATTGTTCCGCGACACTCGTGTCAATCAGAACAAGGAATACTTTGACCTTCTTTGGAACGGAAAGGGTGGGTTCGATAGAAACGACACGTGGGCGGTGCAGACGCGCTTCGCAAAGGAGCGGCAGCGGCTCGAAGCTGAGAAGCAGGCCCTCATCGAGCGGTTCGAGAAGAAGCAAAAGACCTTCGGAAAGGATTACCCCGGCGTGACCGTTGAGGACACGAAGGCATACAAGGACCTGAAGGAGCAGATTGAGGGGTTGGAGGCATCCTACGAAGATTGGTTCAAGACCGTTACTGACGGGGCGGCAGATGCTGGTGCGGCGATTGATGGATTGGGCGATACGGTCGAAGATGAAAACGACCTTTTCAAGCAGCTGCTTGCCGGGCTGAAGGGCGAGGAAGAAGATCACACGGGACTCATCAACGTCATCCGTGACGAGATCAAGGAGAAGGAGAAACTGCGGAACCTCGCAACCGATACGTCTGAAGTCGAGAAGTTGAACGCGGAGATCGCCCGCTTGCAGCAGAAACTCCAAATCTTGGAGAAGATCGGCAAGAAGGAGGAACTGCCCGCGCTCGACAAGTTGGACTCTTACTTCTCCGGCAAGGGCAAGACGAGTGTGGGTATTGACACCTCCGCGTTGCAGCATAGTCAGGACGAAATCGACTCGTGGATTGACAACCTCTATCGGCAGGAGCAGAAGGTCGAGGACATTGCCTATGACTTCGCAAATGCCTTGCAGTCCGGCATCATCAATTCGATAGATGAACTCTCTGAAGCTATCGGAACGGGGAATTGGGATGCAACGGCTCTCATCAAGGCCCTGCTGACACCGATAGCCGACGCGTGCATCTCTGCTGGTATGATGGTCATGGGGACGGGCGAGGCGGTTGAGGCTTTCAAGGCCGCGCTCGAATCGCTCGAAGGTCCCGTCGCAATAGCGGCTGGTGCTGCACTCATCGCAACGGGTATAGCGGTCAAGGCTGGCCTCGCCGCCCTTGCGAAGAATACGGGCAGCGGTGCTTCCTCTACGGCTAACCCCTACACCTATACGGGAGGCCGCAACGTTATGCAAACGGCGGTGGAGAGTTCCGGGTATG